TAAACGATGAAGAGCCTATTAATGATATCACAGGAAACGTTATAGCACTCCGCGCAGTTCAGAGTGGTATACACCATTCTAGAACACAACTGTTTAGGCGTTTCTATTCATATAGTTTTGCACTTGAACCCGAAAAATGGTATCCAACTGGACAACGCAATTTATCATTGGTTAAAGAACAACGACTAAAATTACTTTTAAATGGAAAGGTCGACGAAAGGGAGCTTAGAGTTTACGCGATCAATTATAACATATTGAGATACGAAAATGGAGGGGCACGACTTCTCTTCGACAGTGGTTCAATCAGCAATTGAAATTATAACGCCCGTCATGGAAGAAGCTGTAGTTCTTTCAGGGGAATACGCTAAAGCATGTGGACGATCAACAATTCTCGGGAAGGATATGGAATACTGCATGAAATATTGCGCGATGCACTCCGTGGGTAAGAAAATAGGCACTTATTTTCCAGAAATATACGAAAATGAAGATGATTCATCTGACGAATCTGACATAGAAATCGTGGATGACGAAGAGAGTTTATTTGAACCATATTCAGGTGACAATATCCAAATGCAGGCGATCAACCAGGCGTATGACGCATGGGAAGGTTGGAAGCCTACCAATCCGTCAGAAGAAATGATAAAAAATGCTATTGATAGTAATGAACACATCGACCCCTGAGGGTTGGTCTGATAGTAAATATAAATCATTCAGGGCACGGGGTGATTCGTCATCAGATTCGGACACCGAATCAGATGACGATAGTTCTATACAAAAAATTAAAGGATATAACGGACAAAAATTTAAAAAAATATTAAAGGTCGAAGATTTGATCCCGGAATAAAATCTTGTTTTATATTAAAAATGTCCGCCGACGCCACCGAAGCCCTGATTGCCATCTCCCGTGAACTCGAAGCACAATCGCTCAACGCAGTTGTCGCCGGCTTCTCGTTCGCTGCGGCGCTCTCGTGGATGGACCTCGTTCGCTGGTCTATTCACCAGATCATCAAGGTCCAGAAGAACGGTGGTCTTAACTATGCGCTCACCGCCCTATTCACCACTCTCCTATCAGTGGTCGTATACATGGTGATCTCCAGGATGTCTTCCCGTGTCAGGAAGCCATCCCCCGCCGTCTACGCGGTCACCCGCTAATTGGACGTCTTGGTTTTGTAAGCAGGAGAAATACTAACCCGGTCACGATTATTATACTTATATACACAATCGGTGTCCACCTATCCGGATCTTCCAACTCAGGGATGCGTATAGGTGTAGGTAGTGAAAAGTCCTTTTTCACTTTCGGTGTAGTAGTCAATTTATCAGTCGAACAATTGATTTCTAGTTTTAAAACGTGCGTAGCGTGTCTAAAATCATATGGTATGATCCGATTGTTGCTACTATACAAAAATTGTACACGAAGACGAGAAATCGTCTTTTGTACACCAGAATGAAAATAGTGTTCAACTGCATCATCTTTTCCAGAAAAGTTTGTAGCATCGCCACATAAAAGTATTCGACCAGTGTAAAATGGGTTGTCAGAAAAAACAGTTTTATTGAATTCGTCGGAACCACTGCTGAGTTTCACAATAAGTGCGTCTGGACCCTGTAAATTTATACTACCGGTCGTGAGTGTGTTTCCACTAGACGAAACATTACTCGCTGGAAGACCAAGAATATCATGCGGTGTTGTGTATCCGTTGTCCAATTTAGCGTACCCATTATGACCCCCGTAGAATTCAAACGTAAACGGTGCAGATCCATTCATAGTTATACTATTCGTCGTCGCATCGTACAAGGCTGACGTGACGACGGGGATTTTTGTAACAATTTCAGTCGCCAGTGTTTTCCCACTATAATTGTTATTATCTAGAGTAATCACCGTGTTATTTACGGAAAATGAATTATTTCTCTCGTGGATAAGCAATTGACTGTTGTGGATACGTGCAGAAATAAGAGAAATTTTACTTACGTCGTATATAGGTCTTTTTAATTCAATTTCATAATCCCCTGTGTTAGGAAACACGACTGGGTCGCGTTCACTACTATCTATATCTAACGTGTGCACGCTCATTAAAATATATGGATAATATTTTAATGGGGGTTATTTCACGGTTCTGAATAAATTACCAATACTGCTGAGCGTATGGGTTATTAGCCATCTGCTTCTTCGCCACGTTCAGGTTTTCTTTATGTGCGAGAGGGTTCATGTGACCCTTATGCGCGTTAAGTTGATGATACGAATTATTCTGATATTGTTGCGTCCAACCACCAGCGACGGGGTTAACGCGACCATCTATCCTGGTAGTATCCGTTCGAAGGGCGGTAGGCATACCACCCTGATTGAGAGGCCCCGCACGAACATTCATGCGCCCACCGTTACCAACGCGGTTCGCCTTACCACGTCGATCGTCGGGTCTGAAACCATATTTGTTAAGTTCTGCGACGGTGTGAGGCGTCCCATATACACGTGACTCACCAATCTTAACACCGGGAGCATTGAGATAGCCGTGTGCGTAATGGTTGATATCAGGCCCAGGTTGATTGTTGTATTGGTATTGTTCAATATTACCATCTTTCTTGTTACGCGTGGGGTCCATGGCTAACGTGGTACCGGAAACAATACGCTTCGCTCCAGAAAATCCAAGTGCGTCGTCACGTGTCCCAGTCTCAGACCGGTTTGTGAGACGCTTGGTATGTTCATGCTCACCACGTGGGACGACACCGTTCATACCCTGAGCACGTCCAAACACTTCTGGGCGTCGAGACGCAAGATCCGCCGTCTTTTCGGGACGATTTTGCGCAAATTGTCCCATCACACCACGTCGACCACCCTTAGTGTCAGCGGCGGGTCCCGTTCGGCCGGGTAAAGTTGTGAGACGATACGCACCGACATTTTCGGGATTGACACGCAAAAGTTGTTGATATCCACCGGCGGCGGGTACAGACGCATCTATACCAAGACCCGGGCCTACGAGTTGTTTTTCAACAGGAGATAAATTATTCATGCGCCCGGTATCGTACATTCGGTCTCGCATGGTGAGCATCTCTCCACCGTTTGTTCTAATTTGGGGTGCTATATCAGCAAACGACGACAGTTCAACTTTTCGCATGGGAACGCGTTCATCGGCTTCACTCATGATTTCGGGCATTTTAAGTTCAACTGGGGGCTTTGGAGTATATACTCGGGGTTGTTCTGGTTCATATGTTTCCGAGTTTCGATCGCTCAATCTCTTTCCTACATATGCCAAACCGGCGACCGCTAGTATAGACACTGGATCAGCCATTCTTACCTGTTATTGAGATTTTTAATTCTGATATCTTTGTGTAAATATCGCGTTCTGAATATCGGCACGCGTACTCGCGGGCTCGTATGTCATGCTTCTAAGGGGGAGTCCACACTCAATGTGTTGGAGGGGGAAATGATTCTTCTCATACGTCTGAGAAACAATTTTGTTAAACTGACTCGTAGATTGGGGGCGTAAAGCGTCACTCGTCTCGATGTGTTCGGCTGGGGCACCCTTACCGGCCATGAAGGGAGCCGTTCCGTAAAGCATCGTATTGGGGCGAGACCCGTAGTTCAGGGAACTCGGCTTGGGGTACGAAAATATTTCTTCGGTCGCACACACCGGGGGGGCTACTGGGTTGTTAACGATTTTCATTCCAGGTTGGAGTTGATACGCCATTTATTATTACATGAGAATATTATCTAGACTATGATGCGGACAAACCAGATCCCCGTGTCATACCACTCCTTTTATCGCCGGCAATGTCAATTCCACCGAAAGCTTCCAATTGAACACCCCTAGCGTTGGGGCTGCACGTCATTCCATCAGACTTGCACATGGGAGCGTTCTTTTCACCATATAACCATTCCGCAAACGCTGTCTGATCACCCGGTATGTTCGACACTGGTGAAGTTACAAATTGGCGGGCATACGCGTTCCTCTGAATATCCGGCATAGACGACCGGGAACGTGTGGGACCATACGGGATATTTTCGAACAGTATATCGTTAATATCATTACCCACCGTCGTTACATCACACGCAGATGGCCGGTCAGGGCGATCCGTGTAATCGCTCATGAGTACATTTCCCATGGGATTATCTTGTGTGGGTATCTGACACTGCGAATGATATTTACTCGTAGTTTTAGTTGGTCGAATACTACCTTCTTTGATCATATTAGATCTTTCCATTACATAAAGAACACCTACACCTGTCATACCGAGAATAAACACCCGGATGTCACGTTTAATTAAATATAGAATGCATGTGGCATATATCAAAAAACGAGCAGTAGAGTTCACTCGCTCTGCTGCACTCTGTTTTTCAATTGGCCAAAAATTAAGAATTTCATCTTTATTAAAAAGTTCTTTCGGTTCGCTAAACACCGACCGAGTCGCCATTTATATAATAAACTTTTATTTTTTCATCATACCACCGAGGAGACCCTGCATAGACTTCATGAGCTGAGACTCATCAATATCACCCCCTTCCTCCTGAAGTTTGTCGGCACATTGTTTAGCGACACTTTCAATCATGGATAGCGTCTCGGGAGGGATAGACGTGATCGTGGTACCGAGCATGTAAAGCGTTTGAATATACTGCCAGATAGCCTCTCGAGTGTTGTCCGATGCAATAGGCCAAATGTTTTTGAGATTGATATCTTTTAAGAAATCGATGGTTTCCGCATTTTCAATAAAAAAGTTCTCGTCCTTCGCAGAAATTTTATCCATGTGAGGTGCGATAGCGGCCATGAATCCGTCGACTACAAGCCTACCATTGGCAGAGCGCAGAAGCTCAAACGCGGTCATGTACTTCTTGATACTCTTCTCCTCTGGAAAAGACATGTGAAGCTCGGCGAGAAACTGTCCCATCATATCATTAAAAGCAGTAACCGAAGTCATTTTCTAATAGTATGGGGTTAATCTTTAAGTGATCTATTTAAAAGGGGTCGGTTGATATCGTTTCACGTTTACCAACACCGTTCGAGATTATGAAGTATATTAATATAGCATTTAGGATAGCCGGTTTTACATATGCACTCGTTGTTAAAGCACCTTCGTCATTTAAACGGGCCTTTCCGTGAATATATAAAGCGGTCAGAGATGCGGCAATGAGAGCGGCCGAAGTTGGATCCCTAAAATATTCGTCCATGTCCATATTTAATAGCTAAGTTTTTTTGTTCTGGTTTCAGATGCATCTGGAAATAAATCTTCGCACTCCTCCTCCTGTGACTCTTGGTGTGATCGCGTCGAAGAAATAGTTCGGAACTCGTCTTCAAATGGGTTTCGTTGAGAGTCAATCGGGCCAGCAAGTTCACCCTCCTGATGTACAGGTTCCATACCCGAATCATCTACGGGGTCTGGGTCGAAATCTGGTATAGCCCCGGGTGCAGGTACGGGCTCTTCAGCACTCCCCACGGGGGGTTCTTCTTCACCACCTACCGGTTCCTCGTATTCCTCAACATCGTCGCGTGACATATCCATTTCCTGCGGATTTATGATATCGTCAGTATGGTCGGTCATGTACGTCTGAAGAATTTCCTGTACGGGAATGAGTTCTTTCACTGTATTTTCTACACATAGAGCAAATCGATCATACAATTGATCATTCCTCGCATGTTCAGATTGATTTTCGGCGAAGATGTACGGGTTTTTGTATAAATCTTTTGCCACATTCTTGTAACAGCTATGAATAAACACTTCATTCGTGGGAAGTTTCACCGATAATTTCTTAGTTTCCGCACTGAGACGCACGGCCGATAAGATTTTCACCGAACTCACAAATACCGCAGCGACGAGATTCTTGAACCACGAGCAGCGGTTCGCGATATTATCGGTGTGTTGTTTCGCCATGGTTTCACTCCATTCGGGTACGTCACGGAGCACTTTTTGAAACATTATCAACACTTTACGCCCCTTGGACAATTTATGGGCCTCTTGGTACATATCGTCGAACACGTCTATCATGATGGGGCACATAAGAATTGAAAGTTGTTCGAGGTATTCACGTTTAGCCTCGACTAAAATGTTCAGGTTATCCATCTATGATATGTGTAACTTTTTTTATTAACTGTTTCCCGCATTCCCCCTGTATCTATTCGCAGCTTTACGTAGGTTTATCAGTGATGGGAAATCTTCATCATCGTTTTCCTGTGGTTTTTTAGACACCTTCTTCACTTCCCATGAAATATCTAATACTACATCACCTGTTATCACTACCTGAAACCCATTATTTTCCAATTGCCGTTTTAAATATCTCGCCGCTTTGTATTTGTCGAATGACGGATACCCAACGAGATATGAAGGTATTTCTGCAATTGTACGTTTTCCACGGGCGTCGACCGTTCTGCGTATTTTTCTAGAGATCTGTTCATATATCTTCGTGTACGTCTCCTTCTTCATTTGATTTCGCTTATCCGTTAAGCGTGAAATCTCCTCGACGGATATCATTACATTTATTTAGACTTATTTTTGATTAAATCCAACTCACTTTGCTCAAACGTGCCGAAATCTATAAACTCACTACCCCGAATAGACGATCCAAACGGTGTAGTATCTACAGGGGGAACCACCCCGAGAGGTTGTGTTCGGGCACCTTGGATTTTCACAGTGTCAGAAACGACGAGTATATCTACAACAGCCGAAAATCCAAACGAGAAACCACCCTGACGCATGAACATGAACATACATTGATACAATTCGTGATTTTTGGTTTTGTGTTTAAACCCTTTAACACTCGTGGTCTCGATGATGTACGTGCATAATCCAGATTTTTCTGAGACGTATTTATTTGACGAGAGTACAAACTTTTCCATGAGATCATTAGAAATACTGACATTTTCATTTTTTCGGTACTCGCTCATGTTTGGCGCGGAATCATCGAGAATCACAGTGTGTACAGGCTTCGTGTAGCCCGAATACCCGAATTTTTCTTTCGTCCTGGACATCAAGTATAACACGAGAGCTATCAAAAGAACGAGAATGATTTTTGTCATTTAATATATAGGTATAAAAAAACTTGTGTGTTATTTTTGATTTTTTTTTGCGAGAATACAACAGATATGTCTTTGCTATTGTACAGTCCAAAGTGTAAACATAGTAATGATGTCATAGAATATATAAATTCTCATTCACAACTCAAACAAATTGTGCGATACCATAACGTAAACGAACTTGGTATCCCCCAGCAACATCGCAGTAAGATTGATCGAGTTCCAACCATGTTGACAAAGAATGGGAAGATACTCGTGGGACGTGAAATCCACAACTGGCTAGAATCTTTACTACCCGTACAGGAGCTGGATACGTGTGGGTTTAGTTCGTTTAACATGACAACTTTAGCTGGAGAATCTAACAATCAATTGTTCGGACTCGATGATTATGGTCGATCGCTTCAACCTGCGATGACACCCGAACTCCAAGAGAGGATAAGTCGTTCCGTTTCTGACGCGTATACTGATATAAAGAAATAAGAGTATCATTACCGAGAGATGCTAAAGCTATTAACTATCCAGGCGAGTGCATTTAAATCCACATTTGAAGTCCTCAAAGATATACTCAACGATGTGAACATATATTTTAAACCAGATGGAATGTACATCGTCACACTCGACACTGCCCGTACATCACTAATAGATATGTACTTGTCGGCCGATAATTTCGAGGAATACTCGTGTACAGAAGAAATGGAAGCTGGCATCAACATGTCAAACATGCACAAACTCCTCAAGACTATCACCAATAATGACGTGCTTGTCATGTCAATCAATTCAAAAGAATTTATGAACCTGGAGATTCACAACGAAAATAAGAAGACGTGCACTAAGTTTGCTCTTAAATTACTCGACATCAATGAAAATCAAATCGAAGTTCCAGACGTCCACATGACGATGAATACATCTTTACCATCAGTCGATTTTCAACGCATGTGTCGTGACATGTCCAATATAGGCGAGGAGATTGAGATTATGCGAGAAGGTAATAAATTAATACTTTCAGTGAATGGCGATTTCGCTAACCAGGAGACTGTCATCGAGTGCACAGAAGAATCGCCAAAGATGAGTGGTGTGTATTCACTCAAATATATGAATATATTTACGAAGGCGACGAGCATGTGCTCAACTGTGCAGATCATGCAGGAGGAACAAAATAGATTTCTCGTGTTGAAGTACAACGTGGCAAATCTAGGAGAGTTGAAATTTTACTTGGCAACTAAGGTATCCGAAGATCAGTGAGCCTCCCCGTTTCGGTGGACACATATTTCGTGATTCCAAATGCATTTTTTAGTTTAATTATTGGTAAATTCTTCATGGTTTCATCATTATACCATAACATATCCCTTATCTTCATATCACTCTTATAAAAATCGTTATATGGACCAGCATATCTTCCAATCTTGGAGAGCATGTCTTTTACTGGCTTGTCATTACAATCCATTAATTGCGCACTCGATAAGGGTATATGAAAATGAACACCCATCGATTTCTTTGGGGGCCACGTATACTCTAGGTCGTACGATAAGAATTTATACACTTTGTTATTGTACCAAAATTTACGGCGGACGACGGGGTTTATAACACACAGTGGGGGATCGACGGTATCATCAGAATCTTTGATATCCACATAATATTCAGACGAATTATCGACCCAATTCAAAGATTCCCTTTTCCAGAAAATACTATATATATCTTCTACATAGTCTTTTGACTGGTCGTATTTATATTCGATACACGTACTTATTATAGAAAAATCATTATTGTGAAAAAAGAATTTAATGATTTGTTTTATATTATAAATAGCGTTAATTAAAAACGAGTGGAGTAATTTCATTACTCTAAATGGAAGGTAATTTTTTAAGTAGATATAATAAACGAATAAATGAATGGATGGAAAAGATAGAAAACGATCCCAACAAAAAGTCAGCGTACGAATCGGAAATGTCGGACTATATCATGCGATGTATGCCTTACTTGAAACAATATACAGATGAATCCATGAAAGAGACCCATACAGATAACGTGTTTAATTGTAAAGAAACAGTGGGATTACAACGAAAAGATATATTTGTCGATTACCTGATAGATGTCGAAAAACAAACACTCGACAGACCCATAGAACGATTCGTGACCGTGTGCTTGAAGTGTCCAGATAGTAATCTTTTTCATTTTAGCGATACGAGTGATATTATATGCGATGGTTGTGGCGCGGTCGTCGAGGTTGTGATAAGTGAAGAGTTGACATACAAAGAAGAGCAAGAGACCTCTGAAAAAATAATCAATTATTCGTATAAACGCGATAACCACTTTAACGAGTGGCTCTCACAATTTCAAGCACAAGAAACGACTAGTATACCGGTAGACGTCATAGCACAACTTAGGAATGAATTCAAGAAGATGAAAATCAAACTGCTCACGGAGATTACACATGCACGAGTCCGGGCGCTCCTAAAGAAATTGAAACTTAATAAGTACTACGAACACGTCCCATATATCACGAATATACTGAGTGGGATAAAACCACCTAAAATGCCCAAAGAACTTGAAGAACAATTGAGAATGATGTTCAAAAATATTCAAAAGCCATTCGATGATAATTGTCCATCGGAACGTAAAAACTTCCTAAGTTATTCGTATGTTTTGTATAAATTCTGTGAACTTCTAAGTGAAGATTCGTATCTACAATACTTTCCACTTTTAAAATCAAAGGAAAAACTACACCAACAGGATTTCATTTGGAGAAAAATTTGCATTGATTTATCATGGGAGTATATCCCAACAGTTTAACACAAATGGGTGTCATAGACGACAGTGCATATGATACTGACGGAGAAGAGGAGGTAACAAGTGCATACACTTAAAGGTTATACACAAGTATAATATAGTATATGATCCAATAGCTCAGTTGGTTAGAGCGTGGTGCTTATACATAGTATATATTAGTGAAGTTACATTCACATAAGGCACGCCAAAGTCACGGGTTCGAGCCCCGTTTGGATCACTTTTTAGTTATATTATATTTTGTGTAACTAAAAAGTGATAGTATAGTATGCGGTACGGCTCCAGTGTTAGGACGTCGTTTAAGATACGATGGAATTTAAGTGGGCTTGTTCACGATCATCATGTAATCCCAAAACAGTTTAAGATACACCCCATTGTCCATAAATATGGTTATGATATACATGCGAGTTCAAATATAATAATGATGCCAACACTACATGGTAAACATGTACTCAATGTGAGAGAGGATCGTCTCGTACATTCGGGACCACATCGCAAATATAATAGTTATGTCGAGTTTATGTTAAATTCTATAAAAAGTGAAGACGATTTAATTATGTTTGTTTCATTTTTAAAAGAGTCATGTAGATTTAAGTCTAATCGGATTCCATGGTAATTTTTAATTAAAGTTACCCAAGTTCCGCGTTCTTGATATTCGTCAATTGCCCTAAAAGTATACTATTTATAAGGCGCTTAGAGATTTAAAATGATATATAAATATATGGCGATTGATAAGACTCAGAAAGACAAACTCACCGATTCGGAGAAGAAGAAGATCAAACAGGCGAACAAGGCGAAGGCGAACCCTGTTAAGGCTGCTGAGAAGAAGGAAAAGAACGACGCGTGTCGGGAAAAGCGAAAGGAGGAGGGAACCACGAAATCGTTTGCTTAAATATTGTTAGACCTAAATTACAAAATAGTTGTTTTATATACATTTAGTATGTGTATATAAAATTCTAATCAGAATCCATAGTAATTTTTTTAATTTCAATCTTTCCATTTTTCGTAGGTGGAAAATTTATCAAGTATGCCGTACGTATCCCAGTCAATCGAAGGTAATTATACCCCTGAATATCAGCGTGTTCACTCAGCGATTTTACAACTTTAAATTCGAGTATTATTGATTTATCTATGACAATATCGGACCGGAGATTTCCTATGACATGCCCATGAAATAGGATAGGTATGACACGCTCAGATTCATATGGTATATTTCGTTCTCGTAATACGATTTCCATGGCGTTATGATACACGCGTTCACTATATCCCGGACCGAGTGTATCATAAATACATGTAGCGAGTTCTTCTACATCCATGACTTGGTAAAGTATCATTCTTAATCTTTAAGGTCTTGGCGCATCATAGAGTCTTCAAGTTCGTCAACTTCGTACCATGCGAGATGACACTCATACGAATTTTTAGTCGCTGCACATATTTCGTGTGCCTCTTTGATAGCTTCCTTAAATCTCAGGCGAAGTCGGGGGTTATCACGAATCTCCTTTTCGGGTTGAATGAATGGTTTATTGTATAGAGTATCTAGAACATTTACCCGAATTTTATTCAGTTTGTGGTTGTGCAGCACCCCTCCAATATGTGAGCATGTAATCGTCATGTGTAGTATATACGTTTTTATATTTTAATATCATTCAGGAAATGCGGCATGAGTACGATGAAAAAAACTAGTATCATTATATAATGTCGGATATACCAACTATGAATTTGTCGGAGAATGCATCTGGAATGGTTCCAATCAACCATTCTACATCGTTTATGCCTGAAAATTTCCAAGAAAAAAATGTGGGTGAAAAGAAAGATACTATGGACTCCACGCCAATCTCCGATATTATGGGTCAACCCCAACCGCAACAGCAACAATTTAACGAACCCCCCGCTATGGCTATGGATCCTCGTATGCTCGACGCCCAACCCCGTGTCGAACTCCCCCGTCAGGTCACCTCTACCGGACCACAAAAGTCGGAGACTACTAAACAGTCTAAAAAAAACCCTTTTAACCTTACCGACGATCAGTTTCACGCACTTTTGGTAGTCGCGTGTACCGGTGTCGCTGTTAGCAAGCCCATACAAGAAAAGCTTGCGAACACGGTTCCTAAGTTCCTGAACGCACAGGGTGGACGCAGTCTGGTCGGTATCGCATCAACTGGTGCCGTGGCTGGTATCATATTCTTCGTGATGCGTCGTTATACCTGAATAATAGCTTTACCTTGGGTATAGTAAGTAATAAGTAAACCAATCATGAAAGACATCATCACTACAGCCGTGGTGAGTGCCGTTTGTTTAGGGTCTTTCCCATACTCTTTGAAATTTTTCTTCAACTGTGGCCATATTCCACCTTCAGTTAAAGCAATTAATAATAGAGTTGACACTGCTATGGTAATTCCCAAACTCCCCTTCGACATACTCAATAGTAAGTTGTTATCACTCAAGTATCGCAACATTATGGGGTACACGGCGGATAGTAGAGTCATATTTACCCAATACTTTGTCTCTGCGCGAATAACGCTCGAGCCAAACATCAACCCAAACCACGGAATGGCAGCCTTTACAATATCAGCAACCGATGGACTGATGAACACAGAAGTCATTTATAATACACCTATATTATTTATCACGTATCTTCTGACCACAGAACGGGGTTGTCTTACGTATTGATTCATACACACCTATAGCTACAGCCTCATTCTTCAACTTTTCGTACCGCGCCCAGAAATCGTCACTATGAGAATACTCCCTCACCATAGAATGTGCGAGCTCATGTAATAAGACGTGAAATATTTCATTTGGTGTACCGTCTATGCATATCCCAATCTCCGCACCTTTGTTTGTGTTATAGCCTACGGCCGATGGTTTACCGGTGTGTGCAACGATCGGTATTTCGCGATGTAACATATCATAATGTGGGTCATTTGTCTGTTTGAGATGTTCCCTGAGTATCCTATATTTCTCTTTCACGTCTACAATGCGCTGATCGTTTTTCATGTGTGTGAATATTAAAAAATTAAGTATAACTAACACGATTCGTAGTATCATTTTTATATACGAAGATAAATTTACTGTATAATTCAGAAATTGGATTCCCTTTTAATCCTTCCCATGACATCAGTGAAAATCCCATAGTCTCCAAGTGTGTTATCAATAAGTCTTTATGTGCGATAGGCTCAGATTTTGGACCTTCGGCGTAATATGGTGTGTCGATTAAATGTACAAATAATTTTTCACCGAAATTACCACTACTTGTTTCTTTCATTTTAAAAAAATTTCCACTTTCGTCGAGGTATGGTGTTTTAAAAATAATTTTTTCGGAATCTGGGAGAATCCCCATGAATATACCACCAATTTTCATACGTTTTTTTATTTCGTGAAGTGTACTCGTAAATAATTCACGAGACTGAAATATGTAATGAAGTGCGAAATTATAACACACAATGTCGTATTTTCTATTTGGACACACGTGTATATCACCGTGATAAAAGTTGACACGCATTTTCATATTCTTTGCGCGTAGTTTGGCTTCCTCGAGAGCTTCATTCGATGGTTCGCACATGTTTATATTGACACCGACACCCCGCCATTTTTGAAGATCTCCACCGAACCCACAACCCACATCGAGAATGCTGTCACCTTTTCTCGCACATTTCTCGATGAGTGTACGCTTCTCATCATTATGAAGTTTACGAAGTTCTTCCATGATAGTATTTTAATCGAAAACTTTAAACCACTTAGGCCAACTAAATGTATTTAAAGTTTCTGGTGCATGTAAATATATAATGTCTCTCGAACAAGACTATACCACCGTACCTGGGCAAGTGTTTGCGTGCATCTCATTCGTTGGTCCCGAATGTCCGCAAAAGAACGACAAGTTTGGTGTTAAGATCCGGGGTGCTTTTGCTACGCGAGACGAGGCTGCCAATCACTGTAAGCGTCTTCAAAAGGAAGATTCGACCTTTGATATCTACGTCGTCGATATGTACAAGTGGTTACTTATCCCACCTGATCCGTCAACGATCGAAGACGCGCATTACACGAACGAAAAGCTCGAGTCGTTGATGTCCGGATACAGGGAGAATCAGGCTATGGCCGCGAAGATGTTCTCGGAGCGTAAACGAGACATGATCGGTACGACGCTCGGAGGTGAAACCTCATTCATTAAACCCGGTGATGAAAATTCCCAATTTTATTCCAAACCCGATGAGGCTCCCATTTCCCACCCGGCCGACATCATCGAACGCATGCAAAAGGAAAAGCCAGACGCTCCAATGGAAGAACTTGTAAAGGAGGCCGACGCGATGGTAGCCGCCGAGATCGAAGAAAGACGCAAGAAACGCGAGGCAGAGGATAAGGCTGCGACGACAATTGAAGAGGGAAATGAAGAAGAAACGAAGGAAGAGGCTTAGATATAGTAACAATTTTTAATACACACTTTTAATTTATAAATATATATACATCTTTATAAATTAAAAATACTTTACTTCTCTAAAGAAAATATACATATTTATTTATTTTTTAGGGATATACTTTGATCGAAAGAAAGTGTTTGATATTTTTAAAAGTTTTTAGATTGAAAAAAAATAACTATTTATAGTATGAATTATAAACTTATTGGATTTATATTCATTCTGCTCATCATTTTTTCAATAATAGTATTAGTAACGGTAGGTGACGAGGATAGTAAAACTTCCACTGTCACGGCCACAGATGTATTAAATGATAATTTAAAAGATCCTGTTATCGTGAGTAGAGCATATTTTACTAGTACATTAGATGGCCCTATCGGTACATTTACTGGGTACCCATCAAGCTGGGCGGAGGATAACCGGCTGCATAGTTTTTCCCATAAAAAATCCTAAAATGAAAGCTACGAATATCACGACGTATGCCGTTTTATCGAGATTCGAAAAAAAGTCGTTATTTTGTGGCGGTGGGTAGAATTGTGGTGGTGGTTGTGGGGGGTGTTGATAATAGTATGATGGGTCGAGCATCGACGCGTTTACTTCTTCATCGTCCTTTACATCATCATCGAGGTCTCTATCAGGGATAGCAGGTGTATATTCAATCGGATTACCTAATTCAGTTTCCATATCTATATTAAGTAACTCATTTTTTTAAGCATCATCTTCCTCGTCGCTCTCACTAGCATCATCGACGATAAAATCTTTAAGATTACCGTTTTGATCAGCTTCTTCGTCGTCATCGTCACTAAAATCCTCTTCGTCACTCTCACTCATGTCAGTGTCACTCGCAACGTAACTCCCGTCATGTTCCTCTTCCGCAAAGTCATCTTCTGGTATCTCGTTGGGTTCATATGAAACGGGCTTTTTAGAGACACGCCCCGATCGGGTTTTGATTGAAGTACTCATATATTATGTAAAGACTCTAATCTTTTAAATGTATTTAGGTTTAAAGTTTAAATCTCTATTAATAGCCTCGTTCATTAAAACACTTTCAAATTCATATCCAAGTCGTTGACTGATTTCGGCAATTTTATCCTGAACATCTGTATCTATGGGTGACATATACATGGGAATATTATTGAGTGTCTGTATAGCCTGATGTAACATCTGTTGTGATTCCTTTACGTGCTCGCGTTTCTTTTTCGCGAGTTGAATAGTCGCGAAAAACGAACTGTACATTTCTTCATTTATTCCCGAATAGATATGCGTTTCTTTTATGATATCGCTAACTTTATTCATGGACGTGTCCACGCTCGTGACTTGTGAGATGATAAACATGAAGATTACGATGAACAGAAGTGTGATCATCTATAATATCTTTGTGATTTTATCTGTAAGCATATGTTTGCGCCCTTTGCAACATGTTCGCTCAATTTCTTTTTTCGTAATTTTCATCTTAATATTCGGGGCACAGCAATCCACACATGAATAATCTGTGAACACTGTATACGTCTTACCCTTTTTAGTCATACTCAATACACGTGTTGTTTTATCCCCAATCATGTGACGATTTATAAATGATTGTACTAAATTTGTCAATTCCATGGGATCAACCTTCTTTTCTTCTGGACACGCGGAACATATCGTCTGTGACATCGAAAACATCGGTTGTTTGTAGCCACCCGTATACATTTTATTGTAAATCTTATCCGGTAAAAAATGCTTTCTTCCCACAAAGTCTTTACAGAATCCGGACTTTCGACCCCGGTTCGTTTCACATAAACAAAAGCATTTCTGCATGATCACATTTCCCTGGACCATAAACCATACATGATTCGATGCATGTGTACGCCCCAAATTTTCACAGTACTTGGAATTTGTAGAGATTAAATAAATATTTTCTTTTTTATATACCCTTGTCACTTCGGAATTTGATTGTCCATCTAAATATTTTTGAATAAAATCCTGAATAGAGCTGATAGTCTCTTCATCTGAAAATGCATCCTTCATATCTTTAGGGGTAAACGAACCCTCTTCGCGTTTAGAACCTTCGATAATAATAGGAACCGTGTTTTGTGTCCGTGTAGTGGCCATGTGTAATATATCAACGCTGGGCTTTGCATCAAATATGGCGTCGAGTTTTGACGTGACTGAATTATACATAAGAACCGGCATGTAAATACCCTGCGTCACGCGCCCACTATTGTCACACGACGCACAACCACGACCATCGCACAGTTCGTGTTTCGCACGCTTATACGACCATGGCATTCGAAACCCACTTCCACGTACGTTACGTTTACCATTTCCATACACTGACGTGTCGACTATATCTTTCCACTTTTTTGTGGGAAACATGAGTGAGAGTGACGAAACGATATGTGAATGTAAAGCCATAGCGGATCCGTGATCGACGACAAAATTCTGCCAATTGACATGGATACCGTGTTTGATGAGACCACCGACAGATTTCGGTTCGGCGACCGACACGAGTGCGTTTTTACCACCCAGTAGTGCTACGCGGTCACACATGATTCGTACAATTTCCTTTAGACGGTCAAATGGTAATTCTTCTTCATCTTTATAGTCCATATCCACAAAAAAGTTATATGTGTCCGTCTTTTGTTCGACGACGAAAATTTTTTCACCGTCGTCTACGGCGCGTACGTACTCTTCATAAAAGTCATTCAATTTATCAAATGGGACAGATAGTTTACCGCCATCCATGAGCACATGTGATAAATTGGAGTTGTTGTAAAAACCTTGTCGGCGACACCACGACTTGAACATGTATACTTAATTTATATTGTTTTTTATTTTTTAATATTCTTCATGCCATATCGAGCGACGGCATGAGATGTCTAAATATTCTTCGTCTGATTCAGATAATTCTTTTTTAAGCACGAGAAGTTCGTACACAGTTTTTTCTTGTACACCTTCTACATACGTATCAGCCTCATCGTTCGTATAGGACTTTATAGTCATAAGAATATTCTTAATCTGCATTAAAATGTAACTCTTTGATTTCATTCTTTAATATAAAAGGATTTTCTATCCCGTGAGGACACGCAATTATAAAATTCATTATTCTGAATGACATTCTGTATTATTCTATCCCATCGATGTCTCGAATTAAATTCGGGAAGTGTATCGAAACTCATATAATCATTTTCATCGTATGCTCGCTTTACATGTATTTTCTTCGTATACATCTTATACTTCTCTTCATTAAAACGTCTAACTAGTTCATTCTGTTGCTGTCTTGTATAATCTACATACAGTATAAAGACTGTATACTCGAGTTCGACGTTTTCACTCTCCTGCACATTGAATGTAAAAGATGTATATTCTCCATTCTTGAGTGAAATGACACCCCTTGTCTCTTCTCGCAATTCGCGTAAAGCGCAACGGAGTGGGTAGAATATTTCTCTTCGTTTACATCCACCTGTGACAAATATCCACTCTTTAAATCTTTTATCTCTAACGGTTAAAAACCTGGGTATGTTTTCCGCGAAAGACACGGGTATAGCGATGGCCTTATATTTCTTCATGGCTCATTGCATTCTATAATTTACTGATACTATTATATGGGACTCACTGCGCGGTGTTTGCCACGGGTTGAATGGCGTTCATTTGTGACGAACGAGCGACTGATTCTTCCTGTACCTGGGGGGCGCTTTCCTCTTCTTCATCATCTTCGAACTCGTCGTCGTCTGCGGAATACATGTACGAATCGTGCTTGTCAACGAGATTCTTCATCTCGTAGAGATCATTCTTGGTTTTACCAAATTCCCTGTACATATACAGCGTCGCGACAATGCACACGACGACCGCCGCAATAACGGCTGTATCTCTATCGAAAGAAAACATCTTATATGATAGATACAACCCTTTTTTTTAAGTAGATATAACTGCACCTAAATAATTTGTTTTATTTTGGGGACAGTCGTACCCACTCTGTCCAAATTGGACTTCGTTATAATGTCCATCTTTACAAGGTGCTGGCCCCACAGGAATGTACTTCTCGAGTGTTCTCGATTTAGGGTCATATGTAATTATAAAGATGAACGCTACTGCGAATAGCAAAAACCACATGGTATTATAAGCGGGTATTTAATTGGAGTACATGAGACCAGCCATACCATTTTCGATGCGAAGAATGTTATAGTTCACCGCGTACATGTCAGTGTCAAAGGTGCCGATATCGGTCACGAGACGAGCCGAATCGATACGACTGAAGTTGAGCGTACCGGTGGGCTGAAGCTTAGACGTGTCAAGGCAGAAAGGGTAGAGGAAGTGCTCAGAGTTGCTCGCCTTGAGGCTCGAGAAAGGCGTAGTGTAGTAAAGCGACGCGGCCGTGTAATGGGGCTTCGCGAGCTTCGCGTCACCGACATCGGTACCGTTAATTTGAAGCTTGACCTTACCATCGGCGAATCCGATCGTCGTATCTTTGCGAGTCGCGATGAACTTGATGGGGTGGTTGTAGTTGAGCTCCTGAATAGTCGACTGCGAGGCGATCGACATTTGGGTCTGTGTGATGAGCATGTTCTGGGGGGTACCCGCCATTGTGGACCGTTCGTCAGTGTCGAGGTAAATGAACTGCGCGTGCACTTCAAAGTCCGACTGGGGGAGTGTATCACTACCCCAAGAGATGCGGAGCTCGACATCATGGTACTGGAGCGCCACGAGAGGCAGCGCGGACTGAGCATTTTCACAGAAAGAGAATCGGAGTGGGTAGAATTGCGACGTATTTGTACCGTCACCCGCCGCCGCGAACGACTTGGAGTAAGACTGCGCAAGCATGACCGGCGCGATGTCTTGAGAAAATTCAGAAGTGTGCGTGTCGATGACCTGACCACCGATCAAAAGTTCAACCTTTTTGATTTGAGCCTTCCACTGGGTGCGGGTCAAAGTTTGGGGTGCGCGGTTGGAAATGTACACGTAACCAACGAGATCACCCTTACGCTCGAAGCGCACAGTTGACATACCATTGGCAGTGGGGTTACCCTGGATAACCTG